CAACCTCACGACCTCGGCGCTCGCCGCGGCCACCTACACCGCCGCCCGGCTCGTGATGCTGAAGCAGGCCGAGAAGGACTCGGCCAAGCGCCTCGGGCTCATCCTGCGCCACCTCATGATCCCGCCCGACCTCGAGGAGACGGCCTACAACCTGTTCACGCTGGGCACCGAAAACGAGCCGAAGTTCGTCAAGAGGGCGGCTCCGACGATCCACACGATCACGCACCTCACGGACGCGACCGACTGGTTCGCGTGCGCCGGAGTGGACCAGACGGAGCAGATCGAGGTCGCCTTCCTCGACGGGCGCGAGGAGCCGGAGCTCTTCGTGGCCGACATGCCGACCGGGGGCTCGCTCTTCGCGGCCGACAAGATCGACTACAAGATCCGGCACCCCTACGGCGCGGTGGTCCGCGACTTCCGCGGCTTCTACGGTGGCTACGGCGTCACGTAAATCCTGAGCTGATCGGGGGGCGGCCCGCCCGGCCGCTCCCCCGGCTCTTCTCGAAGGGAGAGAGGAAAGAACGATGGGCGGATACAGGTCGGCTCAGGAGTACAACGCGCAGTACCGCGACGCGATCCACGCCGCCGCGACCGCGACCGAGCAGCGTGCCGCGTTCGTGGCGCCGGTCAAGTGCCGCGTGGTCGCGATCGAGTTCGTGTCCGACATCGCGATCACCGGCGACAACACCAACACCACGAACGTGAACATCGTGAACAAGGGCGCCGCCGGCGTCGGGACGACCGAGGTCGCGAACAAGGACTACCCGACCGGGGCGGCTGCGGTCGCGCTCGACGCGAACGCCATCCCGCTCAACACCACGTACGCGAACGGCGTGGACCTCGCCGAGGGCGATGTGCTCGCGGTCGAGTACGAGAAGGTGGGAACGGGAGTCGCGATCGGCCCGTCGCTCTTCCAGTTCGACTTCATCCCCGTCTAGGCGGGGGCGCTCACTCTCCGGGGGCGGCGACCCCGCCCCCGGCTGGAGACCTCGACATGATCGGACGACTGCAGCAGCTCAGCGCGACCGGCGACATCGTCGCCACAGCGGAGGTGACGCTCTTGGCGGTCGTCCTCTCGCCCGCCGCCGCGAACGCTTCGGCCATCGTTCGCGAGGGTGGCTCCGGCGGCACCGTCGTCCTGACGCTCAACGCCGTGGCGAACGGCTCGTCGGTCGTGATCCCGGGCCCGATCGCCATCCGCGGGCCGCATCTCACGCTGAGCGGCGCGGGCGCCCTCTTCCACGTCGTGAAGTAGGGGGAGCGCCGGAATGGCCTCCACCCTCTCGACCTTCCGCGAGAAGGTGAAGCCGCGCCTTCAGGACGCCGCCGCCAAGCTCGATTCCGAAGCTCTCGACAAGGCGATCATGGGCGCGGTGGCGCACTATCAGCAAGCGCGCCCGCGTCGCCTGGCCCAGCTCGTGGACGGTGCGGGCGTCTTCGATTACCAGCTCGACGGCACGACACCGAAGCTCGCCTCGTGGGTCGACGGCATCAGCGCGATCCTCGAGGTGATCTATCCATGGGATGCGGCCGCTGCGCGTCCGCCGGTGCTCGACATCTCGCGGTACTGCGTCCTGCGCCTGAGCACGGGGCTCTTCCTGCGCTTCCTCGACGTCACGCCGACGGCTGCGCAGAAGTTCCACGTCCTCTACTCGAGCGCGCATGTGGTGATCGAGGGCAGCTCGAGCGTGCCTGCCGCCGACGAGGAGGCGCTCGCGGACCTGGCGACGGCCTACGCCTGCGACGCGCTCGCCGGGTTCTACTCGCAGAGCACGGACGGATCACTTTCGGCCGACACGGTCGCGCATCTCACGAAGGCGCAGGAGTACCGCGCGCAGGCGAAGCGGTGGCGTGAGGCATACGCCGCGAAGCTCGGGGGCGACGCCGCAGACGCTCCGGCCTCGGGGGCATCGGCCGTGATGAGCGTCTTCGGATCCATCGGCCGCGAAGGCTACTTCTTCCATGGGCAGCGGTGATGGGCCTCGATCTCACCATCGAGTTCAAGATCCCGAAGACGCCGCTCTTCGACGGCACGGCTTCCCGCGTCATCCACGAGGAGTTGGACCGGGCCATGAACGCCTCGGTGCTACACCTCAAAGGCCAGATCGTGCCGCTCGTGCCCGTGGGCGTGACGGCGCTCCTGCGCGGCGGGGTGGCGACATCCATCGCAGGCGAGGGCGTCTCGCTCGTTGGCCGCGTTTTCGATCCGGTCGCCTACGCGCTCCCGGTGGAGCTCGGCAGCCGGCCGCACTTCCCGCCGATCCCGCCGATCGCGCTCTGGGTCCGGCGCAAACTCGGCATCTCCGACGAGCGCGAGGCCCGTTCCGTCGCCTTCCTGATCGCACGCAAGATCAGCCGCGTGGGCACGAAGCCGCGGCTGTTCTTCAAGCGAGGCTTCGAGGCCGGCAAGGGCCGCGTCGTGACGTTCTTCGCAGATGCGAACGCGCGCATCGTGTCGCGCCTCACCGGCGGCGGCGGGGGGGCTTGAACCGTGGCCCTCAAGACCCAGGTCGCTGCGGTGCGCGCAGCGATCAAGACGCTCATCGTGAGCGGCGTCCCGGCTGGCACCCCGGTGTACGACTGGACGCGGAACCTGTCCCACGAGGCGAGCATCGCCGCGGTCACGAAGGATACGGGCGACCGTCTGCACTTCTGGCAGTTCTCGCTCGCTCCGGAGTCGCCGATCCTCGTCGAGCGCGGGCCCGGAGACTGCAACCGCGTCCGCGTGACGTGGGAGATCCACGCCTACATCGCGCTTCAGGATCTCGCCTCGCCGCCGACCGAGAGGTTCCTCGACGACGAGGTCGCTGACGTGATGGACGCGATCGAGGCCGACCGCAAGAGCACGACGTCGCTCGTCAAGGGCGGGCCCGCGCAGCGGGTCCAGGCCGGCGCCGTGATGTTGAGCACGGTGCTCTGCAACTACGCGCGGCTGTCGATCATGACGCTCATTCACACGGAGGCATGAAGTGCCCAAGGTGTACGCGCGAGAGAAGGGCAGCGAGATCCGGATCGGGAACTACGGGACCGCGACGCACGACCGGCCCGCCATGGTCCCGCCGGCCGTGGCCGAGGAACTCGCCAGGAACCCGCGTGTGAGGGTCGAGGGCGATATCGAGCCCGTGGCGCCTCCCAAGAGGAAGCCGATCCCCGAGGTAACCGCCTCCGAGGCGGAGAAGGAGTAATCGATGGCCACCGCTTTCTATCTGACCCGGGAGGTCGAGCTCGCCGTGCAGGAGGAGGCGACCTACGGGACGAGCCCTGGCGCCGTCGCCGCCACGGACATGTTCAAGCACACGTCGCGGCTGCACATCACGCCGCGGCGCGCGCGCTATTACCGGGACCAGGACGCCGACTACCAGCAGGCGTCCGTGCTCTCGCCTGCGCAGAAGGGCCGCGAGTCGAGCGATCTCAAGATCGACGTCGACGCGATCCCGAGCGGCGCCTCCACGCCGACCGAGCCGGATGTCGACGTGCTGCTGAAGGCGCACTTCGGGACGAAGCACAAGGCGACCGCGCACACGACGACGGCAGCCGGCTCCTCTGGCACGTCGCTCGTTCTGGCGGCGGGCGGCGGAGCGGCGTCCGGGATCGCGATCGGCGACCTGATCGCGGTCGACGTCTCGGCCGCGGCAGGCTACGAGGTGCGGCGGGTGACGAACGTCGCGACCGACACCGTCACGGTGGACCGCGCCTTCACCACGGACCCGGCCACGGGCCGAACGGTCAAGGTCGGCACCACCTACAAATTCCTGAACACCGCGATCCTCTCGGTGTACATCAACCAGTGGATCGCGGCGACGGGAGTCCGACACGCGGTGCCCGGCGTCATCATCTCGGACATGGAGGCCTCCTGCGCCTTCGACACCGAGACGCCGATGCCGAAGTTCTCGTTCTCGGGCCGGGGCATGAAGGAGATCACCCACGCGACCGCGCGCCCGACGCCCACCACGGCGGGCCAGCCGCTCGTCGCCTCGCAGGCGAAGGCGTGGATCGGCGCCGTGAAGGTCTGCCCGATCAATGCGAGCTTCAGGAGCAACAACGGCCTGGAGCTGCGCGAGAACCTGTGCGCCAGCCTCGAGCCGGCCGGCGTGAAGCGCACCGGGAACAACTCGCGGTACGCGGTCGAAGCGACGCTCGAGAGTCTGCTCACCACGGGCGACACCGACACGGCCGCGATCTACGAGCTCGCGAAGTCCTCGGACGCGACGCCGCTCGACATCATCGTGCAGTGGGGTGTCGTCCCCGGCACGATCGTCGCCTACTGCACCCCGCGCTTCGTCTGTGATCCGGAGCGGATCGAGATCACGGGCGAGTTCGGGGTGCGCTTCTCGGGGAAGGCGCTCGGCATCGCGGGCGACGACGAGCTCTTTCTCGCGTTCATCTGACGGAGGACTCGATGCCGCAATTGCTGAAGCGGTGGGAGGAGCACACCTTCCACCTTCTGGGCCAGCCGATTCGGCTCAAGGTCAAGGCGCCGCACTTCGCCGAGGAAGGCGAGTTCAACCGGCAGCTCATGGCCTGGGGCCGCAAGGCCACCAAGGCGCGCGAGGCGTTGAAGGCGTCGAAGGACAGCGGAGCGCCACTCGCAGCCGAGGCGACGGACGAGCTCTTCCAGTCGGTCGACCCGAAGTGGGCGCTCTCCGTCTTCGAGAAGAACGTCCGCCTGTCCGAGCCGATCGAGCTTGAGGATGAGCCCGGAGGGGGATCGATCACGACGAGCGGCGAGCTCTTCGACATCGCGACGCAGGCGCTCGTCATGGAGGTGATCGGCAAGGTGGGCGAGATGGCACGCCTGAGCTTGTCCGAGGGAAAAGCCTCCTCCTCGCCCTCCACGTCCGGGCCGGCGGGGACGAGCGACGCTGGCGGCTCTCCTGCGACGTCCACCGAGAGCGGGGATGGTCCTACGCCCTGAACTGCGACGGGGATCCGTCGCGGAAGGGGGTCGTCTACTCGGCGGGGCTCCGCGAGGACGGCAAGCCGGGCCTGAGCGTCACGATCTGTCCGTCGCGCCTCCTGGCCGAGGCGGTCTGGGCCGAGGAATTCCTCGAGTGGTGGGTCTGGAGCGTCAAGTGGGACGGCTTCACGGGGCAGCCGAGCGGCGCCCCGGAGTGGCCGTTCCCGGGGGGGCTCGTCCGCCAGCCGAAACGCCTCGTGGACGCCTGCAAGCTGCTCCGGGCCGAGTGGCCATACGTCCAGCGGCCAGGACAGCGAAAGCCGCAGGAGCGCACGGAGTCGG